GCCCGTCCGCATTCTTTTCGGGAATGTTCCGGACCCGCCCCGAAAACTTCCACAGCTCGGAAGAAGTCGAAATCGACATCGTACGCAGCGAGGAAGACGTTTCAATCGTTATCCAGGACCTAAGCACTGGGTACCGGATGAACTCGGACGACCTGTACACCAACAAGGGCTTTAAGCCGCCCATTCACAAGGAAGCGGTGCCTATCAATTCGTTTGATCTTATCAAGCGTATGCCGGGCGAGAACCCGTTTCAGTCTCCGGACTTTCGGGCCAATGTTATCACCCGCATGTTCGCGGGAATGCGTAAGGTAGAACGGAAGATTCGCCGCGCCATCGAGCTTCAAGCGTCGCAGGTATTGCAGACGGGCACCGTTACGTTAACCGACATTAACGGCGCCGCACTGTACACCCTGGACTTCGCGCCGAAAGCGTCGCACTTCCCGACCGCGGGCACGTCCTGGGCTACCGCCACTTTGGCGGAGAAAATCGGTGACCTGACCGCACTTTGCGACCAGATCAGAGCCGACGGCCTGGCAGACCCCGACGAACTGGTCGTGGGTTCCGACGCCTGGGAAAACCTGTTGCAGACAACCGGCTTTCTTGAGCGGTTCGATGCACGCCGGGCAGACCTGGGCATGATCACCGCCATGGAAACCCGCGGCGGTGGCGGCATCTATCGCGGCGTAATCGAGCTGGGCAACTACAAGCTGGACGTGTTCACCTACAACGGCCGATACAAGGACCCGCAGACCGGGACTTCTACGCCGTTTATGGACCCGGGCAAAGTAGTTATCCGTTCGAGCACGGCCCGCCTGGACGCGACCTTCGGCGCCATCCCGAATATCGGGGCGCTTTTGGGAGCAAACCAGCGGCTGGTTCCGGAACTGCCTTCGCGTATGAGTTCGGCGGCTAACGGAATGGACCTTTTCACAAACGTGTGGATGTCTACCGACGGCGAGCAGCTCTTCGGCGGCGTCGGGGCACGCCCCCTGATGGTGCCCACGGGCATCGATACCTTCGGCTGCCTCGATACGCAGCTTTAACCGATAAGCGGGGCGGGCTACGGCCCGCTCTTCGTTAGGCAAAGAGGGCAACAATCATGCCAAGCAACAAAGAGCTAACCACGGAAGCGCAAGGGCTGGCGGAAAAGCTGGAAATCTCGGTTGAAACCGACGGTATGAGCAACGAAAGCCTGGCGGACCTGGTGAAAGACCTGCGCGCGAAAACAACCGACGCAGAGACAGACACCCAGGCCGACAAAGCGACCGAAGAGGCGAAAGCTAAAAAAGCCGCCCGCATGGAAAACAAAAAGCCGAAAGGGAAAAAGCCGGCTTTTTACGTTGCGGCGGGGAAGTCCCTGACCTCGAAGCGCGGCATTCTTTCCGGCGATACCTCGGACGAAGTGAAAGCGGAACACCTGGGCGGCGGTAAAGAAGCCCTGGACGCCTTCGTGAAGTCCGGCCACGTCCTGAAAGGCTGAATGAAAAATGGGCCTGCGTGATCTAGTAGAACAGGACCTGGGCGCGATTCTTGAAGATAGCGCCACGGGTTTTGGCTGGCCCATTTCATTGACTGACCCCGACGGGCTGACCGACGAAACGTTGGTGGGGTTTTCTGACGACATAGCCCAGTCTATCGACCCCGACACCGGGGAGCTTGTAAGCGGCCGCCTGGCTTCGGTAGCACTCCGGATTTCTACATTGCACGCGGCCGGCTTTTCACTCCCGCGCGGCGTAGCAGATACCAGCAAAAAGCCCTGGGTCGTGAAGTTCAACGACATAAACGGGCGGCCCCACGTCTTTATTGTTCGCCAGGCTAACCCAGACCGGGCAGCCGGCCTTGTCGTGTGCATTTTGGAGGGCTACGACGAATGACCCTCGAGCTAATCGACAAGCAGGACGCCGTGGAGATTGTGCGCGACCAGATCGCCGCCATTCTTGCCCTGGAAGTCGCGTCCCAAATGTCGCTGGCCACCGCAGCCGGCAAGGACCCGGAACTTTGGAAGCTCCGTGTGTTCCAGGAGCGCGCGACGCCCTGGGAAAACCTACCCAGCAAGACCCAGGACCGGTCGCCCATCGTTAACGTTTGGTGGGATTCGTGCACGTTCGATATGTCCGCCAGCAACGTTGTGGGACGGCAGAAAAGCAGCGCGTCCATTAACATCGACTGCTACGGGTACGGGAAGAGCGCGAACAATCCGGGCGGTGGCCACGTTGCCGGCGACCAAAGCGCAGCCGAAGTAGCCCAGCGGGCCGTGCGCCTGGTGCGCAACATTCTGATGGCTGGCGAGTACACGTACCTGGCCCTTCGCGGCGTCGTTTGGCGCCGGTGGGTCGACAACATTTCTATTTTTCAACCGCAGCAAGACAGCGAGAACGTGCACCACATTGTAGGCGCGCGCCTGTCTTTTCGGGTAGAATTTAACGAATACAGCCCTCAAGTCCAGCCGGTGACGTTGGAGCTGTTGTCGGTTGACGTGAAACGAACCGAAAACGACGAAATTGTGGTCGAGGCCGACTACGATTACACGGCATAACAGGAGAGCAAACAATGGCACTTTCTAGCGCAGTCGATGCTTCCGCGGTTGCCCGCGTAGTCGGCATCAAAACGACGTTTAAAGACTTGCGGGCGGGGGGCGTTTTGTTCTTGCCGCAGCGGGTCGCACTTATCGGGCAGGGCAGCACCGTCGCAACATACGACACCACCAAGTTCCAGATCACAAGCGCAAGCCAGGCGGGCAGCCGCTACGGCTTCGGGTCGCCCATACACCTGGCGGCCCGGCAACTGTTGCCGGTGAACGGTGACGGCGTGGGGACAATCCCGGTGACTGTCTACCCGCTGGAAGACGACGTCAGCGGCGTTGCAGCTTCGGGCGACATTACACCCACGGCCGACCAGACAAGCGCCGGGGCGTACACCGTCCTGGTGAATAACATCCGGTCGGAGCCGTTCGTGGTGAGCGTAGGCGACGCCGTGGGCGACATTGTAACGGCTGTGGCCGAAGCGATTAACGCGGTCCTGGAAATGCCCGTGGTTGCTACCGGCAACGCAACCGACGTGGGCCTGGAAGCCAAGTGGGCCGGCGAAAGTTCAAACGGCATTTTCGTTGAAGTCGTGACACCCGAAACGGGCGCGGCTACCTTCGCGGTCACCCAGCTTTCCGGCGGCCTGCTAAACCCCGACGTTCAGACCGCTTTGGACCAGGTGGGCAACGTGTGGGAAACCATGGCGCTTAACTGCCTGGACATTGACGACACCGTGGCCCTGGACGCGTTCAGCACCTTCGGCGAAGGCCGATGGGGCGCCCTGACGCGTAGGCCCCTGGTCGTCTTCACGGGCAACACCGCAACGACCGTGGCAAACGCTATCGCCGTTCCGGAAGCCCGCAAGACCGACCGCACCAACGCCCAGCTAGTCGCCCCCGGGTCGAACGATCTTCCGTTCGCGGTGGCAGCCCGCCAGCTAGCCCGTGTGGTCGTGGTGGCAAACAACAACCCACCCCGTGATTACGGCAGCCAGGCAGCGACCGGATTGACGCCAGGCGCGGACGGCGTGCAGTGGGCCTATCCGCAGCGCGACCAGGCCGTGAAAGGCGGAAGCTCGACCATTGAAGTTAAGGACGGCGTGGTGAACGTGTCGGACACCGTGACGTTCTACCACCCGACCGGCGACCCCATCCCGGCCTACCGATATGTTTGCGACATCGTGAAGTTGCAAAATATCGTTTTCAACCTTGACCTGATTTTCGCAACCCCGCAGTGGGACGGCGCGCCGCTTATCCCGGACGACCAGCCGACCATTAACCGGGATGCCAAACAGCCGAAAGCGGCCAAAGCGGCCGTGGCTTCGCTGTTGGATAGCCTGGCACTGAACGCGCTTATCAGCGACCCGGAGAGCGCCAAAGCGGCGACCCAGGCCGCGATTAACGACCAGAACCCGAAACGCCTGGACGTATTGACAACCGTACAACTGAGCGGCAACACGAACATCATTTCGGTGGACCTGGACTTCGGCTTCTATTTTGGCGTGCAGCCGCTAGTAGCCTAACGAATAACCGGAGGAATTGACCATGGCCGCAACTGGCGGAAGCATTGAATCGATTACGCTGGACGGCCGGAACTTCCCGGTCGCCGCAGACGCCGAAGCGCAGCGCAAGTTGGGCGGCTTCGAAAACGAAGTGCAAGCCAACGGCAACGGCACCGCCCGTCTTATCAAGACCCGCGTGCCCCTGTCGCTGGACGGCATGACCCTGGAAGTGGACGACGCCCGCGGGGACCATGAGTTTTTGCAGAACTTGTCGAACCGCTTTGACTACTTCCCGGTAGCGATTACCTACGCGTCCGGGGTAACGTTCCAGGGCACCGCGCAAATTACCGGTGAACTGCAAGCAAGCAGCCAGAACGCCACCGCGGCCGTGTCGCTGATGGGCCCGGGCATTCTGACCGCACAGTAAGAGCGACGGGGGCACTGTGCCGTTCGGGACGCCCTACCCTTCGCCTCGGCTTCGGCCGGGGGAACGGCACCCACTCAATAGGGCAAAAACCATGGATACGAAAGAGAACCCGGTGGCACTTGAAGTGGCCGAGGCGGAGTTCGACCGCTTCGCCGATGAAATGGACCTGGACCTGGACACGTCCCTGATGGACGCCGAAGACCTGGCCCAGTTCGCAAAACAGAAACGTCGGATCCTTCGCGCGATGGAGCGCGGCGACCTGACGGTGAATGAGGGCGGCGAAGCGGTATACACGCCCAGCAACGCCCGGTCGAAGCATAGCGACCCCATCACGTTTCACGAACGCACCGGCGCTTCGCTTATGGCGATGGACGGGAAGAAAAAGGGCCACGACGTTGCGAAAACCTACGCCGTTATGTCCGATATGTGCAGGGTCCACCCGAACGTTTTTGCGGGCCTGGCCGGCAACGATGCGAAGGTATGCGAGGCGCTTTTCGCGCTTTTAATGGACTAGTCGGGGTTCCGTTGGTTCGGGTGGGTGCGGACTTTAAGCACCCCCAGCGGGGCCATATAGCGGACCGGGTATACGGCGAAATGCTTTTGCAGGTTTGCAGGGACTACCCGGGGTTGCCCGACCCACGTACACTAAAAGCCCGGGAGATTCGTTTTTTCTACGAGGGGCTCCGGGGCGAACTCACAGAGCACTCGAAGCCGAAGGGGTAAAGCATGGCGGGCCGCTTTTCAGTAGAAGCAGTATTTAAAGCGGTGGACCGCGTAACCGCCCCGGTTTCGCGTATGCAGACGAAGGTTCGGAAGTTCACCCGTGCTATGTCGCGCGGGTTGCGGTCCGCTGATCGTGCCGTTAGTCGCCTGGTTGGAAAGATGGGCAAGGGGGCGGCGCGGGTTGCAAAGTTCGGCGGCGCAATCCTGGCCGTCGGTTCCGCCGCGGCGGTTACCGCATTAAACCGAACGGCCGACGCGGCCGACGAACTGGCGAAGCAATCGCGGCGCCTTCAGTTCCCCATTGAAGACCTGCAAGAATGGAAGTTTGTGGCAGAGCAGTCCGGCGTATCCACGGGCCTTCTGGACAAGTCCCTGGGCGCGTTTTCGAAGCGTCTAGGCGAAGCCAAAGGCGGAATGGGCCCGCTAGTCACCGGCCTCAAAAAGATAAACCCGCAGCTTTTAAAGCAACTGCAGGGGACCGACGACGTGGCCAAAGCGTTCGAGATATACATCGACGCGATGCGCAACGCGGACAGTGCCACCGAAAAAGCCGCCCTGGCAAACGCGGCGTTCAGCCGGCAAGGTTTGAAGCTCGTCAACATTGCCGACAATAGTTCCGAAGCCATTGCCGCCCTTCGCAAAGAGCAGAACGAGAACGGCAACATAACCATGGCCCAGGCCAAAGCCGCCGAGGCTTACAACGACGCGGCGAACAGCTTAAAGCGCAGCCTGATGGGGCTGTTGCAGCAGGTGATACTCCCGATGACCCCCGCGATAACGAAGACCCTGAGCAAGTGGCGCGAGTGGATAGTGGCCAACAAAGACCTGATACGCACCCGAATCACCGAGTTCCTGAAGGGCCTGTGGTCGCGTCTAAAAGCCGTGACCCGGGCGGTTATCGAGTTTAACGACAAGTACGACATAGCCGAAATGTTGGGCGCGGGCCTTGACAAGATAGGGAAGTTCGCGTCGTTTGTTGAGCGCAACGGCGAGATGATTTTCAAGATGGTAGCCGCTTTTGTCGCAGCGTCGGCCGCCCTGAAAGTGTTTTCAGCGATAATGGCGGTCGTTAACCTGGTCATGCTGGCGAACCCTATAACGTGGATAGTTCTGGGCATCGTGGCCCTGATCGCGGCTATCGTTGCGGCCGTCGTGTACTGGGACGAAATCAAGGCGGCTATGTCGTCGTTTGCCGCGTCGGTTATGAGTGACGTGGCGCCGGCAATCGACTGGCTTAAAAGCGGCGCGGAGAAAGTGACCGGCGCCTGGTCGGTCGTGTCCGATTTCTTCGCGGAGCTATGGGCCGGAGTGACCGCCAGCTTTTCAGACGCCTGGTCGATGATCAGCGGCATTGTGGACAAAGTAATGGGCGCCGTTAACGTCGTGAAGAACGCCGCCGGCAAGGTTTCCGACTTCGGTTCTGGCGTGGTGGATTCGACGACGGGCGCGGTGAAGAACGCAGCGTCCGGCGTTGCCGGTTTCTTTGGGTTCGGGGACGACGAAGAGAAGAAACAGCCCTCCGGAGGCCAAAGCGCGGCCGTGGTTCAAAGCCCGCAGGAGCGCGTCGCCCGTTCAATCGAAGAGCGCCGCCAGACCAGTTCGGCGGAAGTAACCATACGGGATGAAAGCGGCCGCGCGGAAGTAACCAAAGGCAGCATGGGCGCCGGCGTATCGCTACAACGAACGGGGGCCCTATAATGGCTTGGTTGGATAGACTAAACGAGGCGGCCTACACGTCGCCAGGCGGCACCCGGCAGACCTTCGAGTATGAAGACGTGCGGAGTGAATTTGATAAAAAAACCGGGGCGTTTGGTTTTGTAGACGCTAACGGCACCTACGTCCAGGACCGCGGCAACACGGGTCGCCGGTACCCGTTGCGCTTGTTTTTCTGGGGCCCAGATTACGACATTGCTGCAGCGTCATTCGAAGCGCTGTTGCTTGAGCGTGGCGCGGGTCGCCTTGAGCACCCCGCCTACGGCACCGTGGACGTGGTGCCGTTCGGTACCATTACGCGCCGGGACGACCTAAAGAGCGCCGGC